ATGCGTCAACTCATCATTGCACGAAAAGATCTGCAGATGTCGCCCGGTAAGCTGGCGGCGCAGTGCTGCCACGCTTCGCTGGCATTCCTCACCGACCCCATCGGCATGGGACAGGGCGTGGAACCCATCGAGAAAGACGGAGAAATTACCGGCTATCGGGCAGAAATCATGTTGGAGAAAGCAACCTATGAAGAATGGTTCGATGGTTCGTTTACCAAGACCGTATGTGGGGCAAAGAACCGCAATCAACTGCTGAAAGCAAAGACAATTGCCGAGGAATTGGGCCTTGTGGAAAACAAAGACTTCTTCCTTATCCGGGATGCCTGCCACACCGAGCTGGAGCCGGAAGAATTTGATGAAAACGGAGAAGGCATGACCCTGACCTGCATCGGTTTCCGCCCGCTGCCGGATGAAATTGCACATCAGATCAGCCATAAATTTCATTTGTATTGATTCCTGATTTACGGAATACGAAAGAAAGTCCCGGCCATTCTCCTGTGACATACAGGAAAATGGTCGGGATATTTTGCTTTTTATTGAAGATTCATCCACGCCGCCAGTGCATCCGCTGTTTGCTGCTGCTGCTCCTCGGCGGAAATGGCGGGTGTGCCGTCACCCTTCTGCGCACCGTAACTGCCGAACCCGGCGTGACAGCCGCCGTCAATGACCGTTTCAGTGGTGTCCTGCGGGAGGTTTGCACGGTCGGCTTCGTACTTCTCACGGTTCAGCACGCCGTCCTCGCTGACATAAATGCCGAATGCAATGCAGACGGCCAGCAAAACAGCCAGCAGGCAGAGGGAAAACCTGCGGGGAAACGATTTTTTCTTCTGGTTCTTCATAGAACTCCTTTATTTTATAAGCATTTTCCACAGTCACTGCAGCCGTTGCAGATCAGTTTGCTGCCACAGGTCTCGCAGTTTGTACGGAAATGCGGCACATATAAATCCTCTTGCGGGATGGGGTAACCCCAGTCGTCCACGAGGTCAAAACGGATGGGACTTCCCTGAAAGTTCATACCGGATTTATAAGCCATCCGGCTTTGCAGCTGCTTGCTGGGCAGGTGGTAACGCTTGCCGTCCTTGATGAACACAGTGCCGGTCTCGATAAAGCAGAATGTCACGTTAGCTTCCACGCATTCCTGCCGGAGGAACTTGACCCAATCAAAGTTGCAGGGGCGGGCACCATCGTAGTTTTCGCCGCCGCAGATGACTTGTTCGATTTGCCCGGCGGTAAGGTACTGCCGGATACTCACCGGTCCGATGAAGGGCGCGCACATGATGCCCTTGTGCTTGAATGGCAGGTCAAACAGGATGGGGATGCGCTCATCGGCGCGGCGCTGGTTTTCGCAGGTGACGTTGAAAAAGATGTTGTCCCAACCGCTGCCCCAGTCCGGCGGCAGGCACTCCCGTACCCGCTGCGGCCGTTTGGTGAGCAGAAAAAACACCACATCGCTGCGCTGGCGCATGATGTCCCACGCCTCAGCCCGCCACGGGTCGGCTTCTTCCAAGAAAAAATCCGAGGTCATGCAGACCCGGATCTGCTCACCACTCTGGATTTTGTAGTGTCCGGTGCGGTCTTTCTGGAGCGGATAGGAAAAGCCGCTTTTCGTTTTGTAGATCTCGGCTCCGTTCTGGTCCCGCATCCGGTCGAGAAAATACATGTAGCAGTTCTGGCAGCCCTCGCTGCACTTGACGCAGCCGTGCCATGGATTCCAGATATCGTGCAGGAAGCTCACCTTCTTTCGGTACCTATTATTATAATAGCTGCGCGGGCCGGAAACAAGAGCACCCCTTGCGCCGCCCCATCGGATGTGATAGGATGAAGAAAACCATGTGAGGGAGGAACCACCATGCCGTTTCTGATGATCCGCAACGACATCACCAAAGTGGCGGCGGATGCCATTGTCAACCCGGCCAACCGGAACCTTTTGCAGGGCAGCGGCACCAGCCGTGCCATCTATCAGGCGGCAGGGGGGCAGGAGTTGACTGCCGCCTGTGAAGCCATCGGGCATTGCGAGTTGGGCAGGGCCGTGTGTACCCCGGCATTCGGGCTGTCGGCAAAGTACGTTTTCCATGCAGTCTGCCCGGCGTGGCACGGCGGCGGGTTCGGCGAAGCTGAACAATTAGCCGGTGCCTACCACTCCGCATTGGAATTAGCCGCAGAGTACCACTGCGAAAGCGTGGCTTTCCCGCTGCTGTCCAGCGGAAACTATGGCTACCCGAAAGAGCAGGCCTTCCGCATTGCGGTGGACACCATCACACAGTACGTCATGGAGCACGACCTGACCGTGTATCTGGTGCTCTACGACCGGGATTCGCTGGCCGTGAGCCGGAAGCTGTTCGCCTCGGTGGAGGAGTACATCGACGACCACTATGTAGCACAGAACGATGAAAGCTACTGGTTTGGCCGTCGGCGCAGGGAATTGTCAGAACGGCGAAGGCTGCTGGAAGAAGATGCCTCCTTGCCGATGCTGGGGGCAGTTCCGGCACCCGCCGCGGCACCCATGGCGGCCCGCAGTCTGGAAAGCCTGATGGACAACCTCGGCGAGAGCTTCACCACCCGGCTGCTGCGGCTTATAGACGAGCGCGGGCTGAAGGATTCCACCGTGTACAAGCAGTCCAATATTTCCCGGCAGCATTTTTCCAAAATCCAGTGCAACCGGGACTACAACCCCAAAAAGAAGACCGTGCTTGCCTTTGCGGTGGGGCTGCACCTTTCCGAGGACGAGACCATCGACCTGCTCAAAAGCGCAGGCTACGCCTTTTCGGATGGCTCCAAGCGGGACTGGATCGTGCGGTACTGCTTGGAACACAAGATCTATAACATCAATCAGGTCAATACGCTGCTGTTTGAATACAATCAGGAACAGCTGGGTGCGTGATTTGTCGCCTGCCCGTTGACCTTTTGCCCTCCGGTTTGTGGTATCCTTTTGCCAACGAAAGCGATACACCACAAAACGGAGGGCATTTATTATGAAGAAAAATCTTACCGAGCTTGTTTTCATTCTGGACCGCAGCGGCTCCATGGGCGGACTGGAACCGGACACCATCGGCGGGTTCAACGCCATGCTGACCCGGCAGAAGGAGCAGGAGGGCGAAGCCAACGTGACCACGATCCTGTTCGACCATGAGGTGCAGCTGCTGCACGACCGTTTCCCACTGAAGGCTGTTGCACCGCTGACCGAAAAGGACTACTACGTCCGGGGCTGCACGGCGCTGCTGGATGCCATTGGTTACGGTGTGGAAAAGATGGTGAACATCCAGCGCCATCTGCCGGAGGACGAGCGCGCCGAAAAGGTCATCTTTGTCATCACCACGGACGGTTTGGAAAACGCCAGCAAGCAGTTTGGCTATGAGAAGATCCGCCGGATGATCGAGCGGGAAAAAGAGCAGTACGGCTGGGAATTCCTGTTCCTCGGTGCCAACATGGACGCCGTGAAGGAAGCTGCCCGCTTCGGCATCTCGTCCGACCGGGCTGTGCGGTTTGAGAATGACGCACAGGGCGTGGCGGTCAACTACCACGTTGTCAGCGAGACGGTCTCCCGGATGCGGGAAGCACCCTGCTGTGCGTCCATCGGCGCAGAGTGGAAAGAACAAATCGAAGCCGATTTCCAGAAGCGGCATCATAGGTAAAGGAGGAAACAGCCATGTTAGGAGCAATCTTGGGTGACATCGTGGGTAGTCCCTATGAGTATGGCTAAACAGGATAACTATAAGAAAGAGAGGACCGAAACGGCCCTCTCTTTTCATTTTTCGGATTTTGGGATGCGCGGGTATATCTCTATGGTGAAACCATCAGGACTTTTTTTGCGCTTCTCGTTTAGCTTCTGGTAGACGACCTTTTCAAGCACCTCTTTCAGGAGGGCGTTTTTCTCCTCGGCCGTTTCGAGCAGCGGGTACACATCGAGCAAATTCTTAACTTTAGGGATGATGTCACGGCGGCTGGTCTCCCGGAGCTTCTCCTCGGTCAGCTCGCGGGAGCAGCGAGTGACGCTATCTTTTGCAGCAGCGATTTTGTCGGAGAGCATCCGAGAGCGGGACAGAAAGGTATCTGTGTCGTAGATGCCCTGCTCGAGGAAGTCGTGGGTGCGTTCGAGCTGCTGCTGTAATTTGCGGAGCTCGGTCTCCGCGCTGGCGAGAGCTTTTTCCCGGACACCGACCGACGACACGGAGGACGACGCGGCAGCGGAGCTCCACTCGAGCTCATAGCCTTTCATCCACTCGGAGAGGCCCTGTATGACGCGCTCCTCGACGATAGGGAGATAGCTCGAGCAATTCGGGCAGCCGCGACGAGGACAGCGCACGACCGGCATATCTGGATGGACAGGGTTTATCATCCGCATCATCTGCCTGCCGCACTCGGAGCAGACGAGCAGACCGGCCAGAGGATTCCGGACGACCTTTTCCTTGTGCGTGGAAGTATTCTCACTCCGGGTGAGCTTATCGTTTGCGAGTTCAAATGTTTCCTTCGGAACGAGCGGAGGATGAATGCCTTTGAATACGCACTCTTTCTCTGGGTCGGCAGGACCGCGCACAGAAACGACCTTGCCGTCAACCACTTTCTTCTTCGTCTCACGACTGCCCCAGCGCACCATGCCAATGTACGTCGGATTCTTGATGATTCCGCGAATGGTGATTCTTGCCCATTGCGAACCGGACGGAGACGGGATGTGCATATCGTTGAGCCTCGTGGCGATTGAGCCCAAAGACAGCGGGCGAGCGGAACCGTCCTCGTCCTGCAAACCGACCGTGTACAGGTCGAAAATCATACGGACTATTGCGGCCTGCTCCTCGATGGGCTCGAGCGAGCAGCCCTTTTCGTTTTTGAGCTTTACCCGACGATAACCAAACGGAGCCAGACCGGACGGCCATTTCCCCTCTTTGGCGGAGGCGAGACGACCGCGCTGCAACCGGCGGTTGATAATCTTGTACTCGCGGCGGCTCATAAACAGGCCGAACTCGAAATACTCTTCATCGAACTCGTTGTCGGGGTCATACGTTTTTATAGGGGTGATTATTTTCGTCCCGGAGAACTTGAACGTCTGTGCGATGATGCCTTGGTCGATTGTGTCGCCGCGCGCCAGACGCTCGACCTCCATGACGAGGACGCCGGACCAAACGCCCTGCTCAACCTCAGAGAGAACCCGTTGCATCATCGGACGGGCAGCGATGGTGTCACCGGAGACGACCTCGCGGTAAATATCGGTCACGTTTAGATGCTGCCTTTTCGCCAGCTCGAGCAGAGTGTGCTCGTGCCGGGAGAGCGTTTCACCCTCGCCGTGCGCTTCGGCCTCGAGGTCGGAACGAGACTTGCGCAGGTATATGAGATACTGCTCCATGATGACCTCCAAACAAAAAAAGGCCCGCGCCGGAGCGCAGGCCGAAAGGCTACTTGTTGCTATCCTTTAAGGCCGCAACGTCTGCCTGCAAGAGGCTGTCGAGGATAGAAGCGGTTTTGGCCTTGAGCGTGTTCTGCTTCTCCATAATCTGCGGGAAAGCACCTGCCAGGTCTCCCCCGCAATCCGCGAGGATGCTCTTTATCTCGCCGCGTCCGGTTTGAAGCTCGGAGAACAGCTCGCGGTACAGGGTCAGCTCCGCAGCGTCCCGTGCGTTCATGCACCGGGAGAGTAGCACATACACAGAATCGAACGTCGAGGAGACGACCGTGCGGAGCTCCTGCGGGAGGGCGTCATATCTGCGCTTGAAGCTCACGTTGTCTCGGCGGAACGCCTCGTTACCGTGTGCGCGCTCGTCCTCGCGGCCCAGCAGATAGTCGGTGGTTACGCCGAAATAGTCTGCCATCTGGCAGAGCAGGGCGAAATCGGGCTCCTTGCCCTCGGTCTCGTAGCCGGAGACCGTAGTGCGCTGCTTACCGCAGAGGCGGGCAAACTCGGCCTGCGTCAAATCTTTCTCCTTGCGGAGCGCGACCAACCGTTCAGAAAACTTATCCATACAGACGTACCTCCCTAAGACTTTTATATTGTATCACAAAAATCCCCTCACGGGGACAAATGACGCTAATTGCGTCACAAAAAGCAGAAATTTTTGAAAAAAACTTGACTTTGACCCAATTAGGGACTATAATAAACCACAGAAAGACCCCGAAAGGGTCACACAGAAAGGAGGAAACAGGCAGGATGCGGAAAAAGCTGCAAACGCTCCGGGAGGGCGCAGGCTACACCCAGCAGACTTTCAGCGAGCGGCTGGGCGTGAGCCGGAGCCACTACGCACAGATTGAGAGCGGCGACAAGAACCCGTCCCTCAAGCTGAGCCTGAAAATCAAGCAGGCCCTCGGCTATCCCTACGACGACCTTTTTTTTAACCCGAAGCGACCCGTTTCGCGTCATTGATGCAAAATCGTGACGCCAAAAACGAACATTTGGCGTTTCCCTGTAAATATTTTAATCGAAAGGAGGCGCAGGATAAATGCCCAAAATGGCGACGAAAGCCGCTGACAACGTGTTTTACAAGGCACGAATCGCGGCGGCATCGTGGAACGACCGGTTAGGCAGCAGAGAGGGTGCGTCAGAGGTGACCGGCATCGACCGGACGCGGCTCGCCAACATCGAGCTCGGAACCATCAACCCGCACCCGGAGGAGGTCCTGATGCTGTCGGACACCTACAACGCGCCGGAGCTGCAAAACCATTTCTGCTCGCACCTCTGCCCGCTCGGCATCGGGACAATTTCACCGATTGAGCTGGAAGAGCTCGAGCGGGTCACATTACAGCTCATTTCGGCAATGAAGTCGTTGCCGGAGGTCAAGGACGGAATCATCGACATCGCGGCCGACGGCGTCATCGACGCGAGCGAAAAGCCGCGCATGGAGCAGTACCTCGAGGTACTCGACGAGATAACGAACAAGGCTCAGACCTTGAAGCTCATTTATAGAAAGCAATTCGGAAAACAGGAGGTGTAAAAAGTGTTGGAGGCGAAGCAGAGCGGGAACGTCGTAGAGGACTTCACCATCGGGAACACCCGAATCAAGATTTGCGACGACTTCTGCCGGACCCGGACGAGCGGAGAGGTCAAGGAAATCCTCGACCGCGTCGCACGGAGGACGGTCGGCTCGCTCACGGCAGCCGCCACACCTGATTATGGATGCGCTTAAAAGAAAGATGGAGATTGCGGCCGTTGCGTTTTTCTGCACAGTCACCGCGCTCATTGCGGCTTACTCCTGCGCGACGACGGCCGCAGCAAACCTCGCACAGCAGACAGCTGCAGCACCGGTAACGGAATATGTGACGCTCGCCTACATGGAGGTGCAGCCAGAGGCCGAACAGGAGCCGGAGCTCCTCTACGACGTACCGATGAGCGACGAGCTGCAACGGTACGTCCGGGAGCAGGCGGAACGGCAGGGCGTCCCGTTTGAAATCGCCCTCGCCGTCATCGAGCGGGAGAGCAGCTACAAGCCGGACGCGGTCAGCGACACCGGAGACTTCGGCCTCATGCAGATTAACGTCTGCAACCACCGCTGGCTCTACGAGGAACTCGGCATTACGGACGTGATGGACCCGGAGCAGAACATCGAGGCAGGCATCTACATCCTCGGGCAGGCGTTCCAGAAGTACGACGACCCGGATAAAGCCCTCATGGCTTACAACATGGGCGACAGCGGCATGAAAGCCGCGTGGAGCAAG